TTCAAAAGTATCAGGTATCCCTGGGGACTGGAACAAAAGTCAGTACAATTATAAAAACAAAATTAGAGAAGCTATGGAACTTACCCTGCAGTTGGCTACAGAGAAGGCGAAACATACCTTGGTGTCATACAATAATGAGGGGTTCATTACATTAGACGAATGGGAAGAAATCCTTAGACCGTACACATATGAAAAAATTGAGATTGACTATAATTGCTACAAGGGAAGTCGCAATCTAAAAAATCGTACTAAAAAGGTGACAGAGTTTCTATTTATTATCTCGCCTTTGTAATTTTAAGGTTTGTCTTCTTCGTGGCTTTCTTGGCGTCATCCTCCTTCTGATCCAAGTACTTGGGATTGTACATCTTCTTGTGAAGTTGCCAGAGGTTGGGGCTCCCCACCCTAAATCCCTTCCTGACTGTGGCCTTGTACCAAAACACACAATCAGTGATCTTATTAGACTTTACGGTATTGTCTAATACGAGACACTCGTAGTTCTCTGTACATGCATCCATCACTTTTGAAAACATATCAAAGCTGGGGAAAATACCAAAGAATGATTTATACAATTTCTCTCTATTCTGAATAATGTTTTCCCGAAGTATAAATACATAATCTACATTTGCCCTGAGTGCTGGTGGCAGATCCATCACATACTGCATTGTCAACATGAAAAAGATATTGTAGTGCCTACCATTCATAAAACATTGACGGATACATGTGTCCTTTAGGAATTTGGAGTCATACATACAATCATCGAGAAGCATGAAGGCCCCATTGTTGTTATTCTTCCCTCTCGTACCCACCAACTTTCTCTGCCTGGATATAACCCTCTCTATCGCATCCCTATCATATTCACCATACACGAAGAGGTCTGGAATAAACTCACCATAGAAGTGGTTCCCCTCTTCTGTACCAGATAGGACTATCCCGGCTGGAATATGTTTCTTGTGATACATAATATCCTTGACCAGGGTTGACTTCCCTGTGTTACGCTTTCCGATAAACACACACACCCGATCGTCCGACATCGTCTCGGGTTTGAATTTCCTCAATTGAAGATTCATTCTACAGTAGTGTCCCGTTTTATTTACCAAATTTTTACTCACATAAGAGAATTGATATTCTAAACCTAAGTTGGATTATTATATTTGATTTCAAATAGTAAAAAATGATGAAAACTGGATTTGGTGAATCATCAGGAGAATATGAAGCGTCTCAACAGCAGGCTCTCATTGGTATCCTTCTCCCAGTCCTCGAGAAAAGTATGGTCCTGGCTGCTGAATATTCCAAAGCATGTGGACGTAACACAGTACTCCCAGAAGACATGGAATATGCAATAAAGTATTGTGTGATGTATACAGTTGGTCAAAATATTGGTTCTCTCTTTCCAGAGATTTATGATGAGGAATCCTCAGACGAAGACGATATTGAGGAAGTTGCTCCAGAAGACTGTCCACCATTCGAGCGCTATGTGGGTGACGATACAACCTTCAGGCGAATAAATGAAGCCTATGACCAATGGGAACGGTGGGTACCACAAAGTCCGGTAGAAGAGATGTTAAAAAATGCTATTGATAGTAATGAACACATCGGTTCCGGGGGGTTGGACAGTTTCTGAATATAAATCATTCAAGGCTACAGGAGATGATGAAAGTAGTACCGATTCAGATTCAGATGACGAAGAACAAATTTTCGCAAAGTCAAATATAGTCAGAAAACCCAAATACAAAAAAATTGTTCAGAAAGAAGAGTTATTACCAGAATAAAAAATTTCTACACGTATAGTATAAAACTCTCACCATGGCTGATATGACTGCCCAAGCTCTCAAGACTGTCAACCTTGTTACTCAAGAATTGGAAACCCAATCCCTCAACGCCATTGTTGCGGGTTTCAGCTTCGCGGCGGCGATGAGCTGGATGGACTTGGTCCGATGGGTGATCCAACAACTCATCAAGGTGCCAAAGAACGGCGGTACCCAGTACAGTCTTACTGCGATCTTGACCACCTTGTTGTCCATTGCGGTTTACATGGTCGTGTCCAGCATCTCTACCCGCGTGTCCAAGCCAGCGCAACCAGTCTTCGCGATTACTCGCTAAGTTTTGGGCGTTTACGCATCAACGACAGCAGAACAATTCCAACAAGAATAATTATTCCAATGGAAACGTATTCTATTTTCCACTTATAAACATCTTCCAATACAGTTGGGATGTTTATTTGTGTTTCTGGTTCATCCTTCACGACATCAAGTGAAACTTTTGGTAGTACCTCTAATTTATCTGTAGAGCATGTAATTTCAAATTTTAATATATGATCCTGTCCCCTAAAATCATATGGTATCAGACGTCCATGACTCATGTAGAAGAATTCAATCTTTAGATCCCTAATAAACTTTTGTGGACCAGCATAGAAATTGTGTGTAATTGGATCATCCGCGCCATGATAGTTTATCACATCCGAACCATTCATCAGTATGTGACCCGTAAAGAATGGCGACTTTCCATAGACTACCTTTGTAAATTCATCTGATCCGGAAGTCATACGAAGAATGAGGGAATTGGGTCCACCCAAATTGATTGCACCTGAGACAACTGTTGTTCCAGTTGTTGGATTTTGTGAAGAAAAACCCATAACTTGATGAGGTGTGGTCAAAGCCACGTTACTTGAATAGCCATTTGTTCCATCAAAGAACTCGAATGTAAATGTATTACTTGCTGCTGTATTTGAAAATGTCAGAGCTTGTGTATCCGAATCAAAAACAACGGAATCTACACATGTGAGGGGTGGTTGCATTTTAGTGTCCAAGTCAGAGGCTAGTACATCGCCATTGGTGTAGTTTGTTTCATCGAGGGTAACTTCAATCAATTCATCGGGGGCGCCTGAATCATATAGACTAAAAGTCTTGTTTGTAGCACATGTTGTTAACTGCGGTGTAGGAATACGTGCAGAAACTAATTTGATTTGTGTGACGTCGTATACTGGGTCATTTAAACTAAAAACATAGCTATTCGCGTGTGGGTACATAGTCGTATCCCGTTCACTCGAGTCTATGTCAAGGGTGTGAACCTTCATTAAAATATAGGTACAATATTTTAATGATTGTTTTTGTCTATAAATTGTTATTGTGCACTTAACCGATGTGGTGCGCCAATGGGTTGTTCTGGAGTTGTCTCTTCGCAATATCCAAGTTTCTCGTGTTGGGGTTCTCGTGACCCTTGTATGCATTGAATTGATGGAAAGGCTTTTGTTGGTAGTTTTGTGTCCAACCACCATTCGCTGCGTTAATGCGACCATCGACACGTGTAGTATCCGAACGAACTGCAGTGAGGGCACCACCTTGCTTGAGGGCACTCTCTCGCACATTCATGCGGCCTGGGTTACCCATACGGTTCGCCTTACCTCTACGATCCGCAGGGCGGAAACCATACTTCATCAACTCCTCGTTGTTCTTGGCAGTCATCTGAGAAGCCACACTCGTCGCATAGGCACCGCTAAAGTTGGTGATACCTGGGGTCGCGTGACTGTAGTAAGAGAATTGTGTATCATTGCGATCACTCTTGAAACGAGTTGGGTCCTGTGGCATCGTCTGGGCTGGAACGAAGCGCTTTGCACCATTGAAGCCGAGGCCGTCTGAACGTTGACCAGTCTCTGAACGGTGTGTCGTTCGCATCGTCTTCTGATGGCTCGCACGTGGCACAGCGGCAGACATACCCTGTGCCCGCCCCTCCATCATGGGAAGGCGAGATGGAAGGTATGCGGTGGTTTCTGGTTTATTGTGGGTTAATTGACCAACAACAGCACCACGACCACCAGTGATATCCATAGCTGGACCAGAACGACCTGGGAGCGTCGTAAGCCTGTACTCACCAACATTAATTGGGTTCACACGGAACATCTGCTGGAAACCACCCTGAGCTGGTGTATCGGCACTCACACCCAAACCTGGACCAACCAATTGCTTCTCAATTGGGGAGAGGTTGTTCATACGACCCGTATCATACATACGATTTCTCATATTGAGGATCTCCTGACCACCACTTCTCTGTTGACGATCGATGTCAGCGAAGCTTGTCACTTCCATCTTACGCGCTACTTCAACTCGTGGTTGAAAATCTCTTTCTACGAATTCTGGGGCATCGTCATCATCGACAATCACCTGTTGTGTAATAAGGTCCTGTTCAACAATTGGCTCTGGTTGTGGCTTCTTACTTAAAGATCGACCAGCGAAAATCAAACCAGCAACTGCTGCAAGCGAAATAGGGTCAGCCATTCTTATTTCTTAGTAACATTTTTATTAGCGTATCTTTGATGGAAGAGTCCGTTCTGGAGTTCTGCACGTGTACTCGAGGGTTCATATCTCATAGTACGAATTGGTATCTTACATTCCATATTTGTGAGTGGGAAAAGGTTGCGTTCGTAGGTTGGAACAACAACCTTACCAAAGCGAGATGTTGATTGTGGACGAAGTTGGTCACTCACATCAATGTATTGCGCTGGAGAACCCTTGCCCGCCATGTATGGTGATGTACCATACAACATGGTGTTTGGGCGGCACCCACCACAGTTCACAGAACTGGACTGAGGGTACACAAAGATTTCTTCCGTCGCACGCACTGGTGGGACTGCACCTGCATTTTGAACGATCGCAAGACCAGGCTGAAGTTGGTATGCCATTTATTATTACAAAAGATTTATTATCTACGCGGATCCATTTCCTCCACCAAACATTCCACCACGTTTATCACCATCATAACCAATCCCACCAAACGCCTCAAGCTGGACACCACGGGCGTCGGGGTTGCACATTCTTGGGTTACTCCTGCAAATATCACCATTCTTTGGTCCATACAACCATTCAGCAAATTCAGTTTGGTCGCCTGGGATCTTAGAAACTGGTGCTGTAATGAACTGACGAGCCGCGGCGTTGCGCTGGTATTTGGGGAGAGGTGAACGAGATCGTCCCGCGTCATATGGGATACGATCATCAACATAACTCTTGACGAATGGTTTCACACTTGGATAGTAGCATGCTTCAAGGCGATTTGGGGCATCGGTGTAATCTGTGATGAGCACGTTGCCCATAGGGTTGTCTTGGGTTGGCATCTGACAACCCCGCCCATCACTCGTAACACTCAAACCATACCCCTCCCTAACCATTTTTGACCTGTACATAACATAAAGAACACTGAGAATGGTGGCACCAAGAACAAAAACTCTTAGATCACGGCGTGTAAGGTAAATAATGCAAGTGGTGTAAATTATAAATCGAGACGCCGCGTTAATTCTTTCTTCTGGAGTCTGATCACGGGTTGGCCAGAACTGAGTAACTCGTTCAGCTCTAATGAGTTGCTGAGGATCGTCAAACCAAGCCTTCATTTAGTATAACATGAGGTTTATTTTTTACCCATACCACCAAGCATACTGCCCATCATTTTCATGAGGGCATCTTGATCAA